GACGCAACTCGGCTCCCAACGCCTCGGCGTTTTGGCTCGCGTCATGTCTGCCACCACCGTGCGCCCCATGGTCAACATGATGGTCGCCAACATCCAAGACGCGCTGAACGTCGAGGGCAGTCTTCGTCTCAACCAGCAAGACGCCCCGTCCGAACTCACCCGCATGGTTCAAGACGGCTACGTTGACTACGACTCCACCATGCTCCAAGGTGAAATTGACTACCTCGTCGTGGACGGCACGCTGCCAATCGAGCCAACCCGCAACGCTGAGACGTGGCTGAACATGATCCAGATCATGGGGCAGTCCGGCCTCCAGATGGAATACAAGATGGGCAAGATCGCCGAGGAAGCCATCCGCGCCATGGGCGTGAGCGACCTTGACCAATTCAAAATCACTAAGGAAGATCAGGCCCAAGGCCCGTCTCCTTCCCAGCAAATGGCGCTCATGGAAAAAATGCGCGGCGCTTCGGTCATGCCGGAAGAGCAGATTGCCGCCGAGGCCCAGAAGGGCAACATCATTCCGTTGAGCCAAGCACAAGGAGGTAGAAGATGACGACCCCACGCGCATCGCAACTTGAGTCCATGTCCGGCTTGACCCCGAACGGTCGCGCCTACATCAAGGCTCTCATTCAAGAGGCCATCGCCGCAATCCCGCAGGCCGCTCCGCAATCCAACGCATGCGAGCACTGTGCCACAATACAAACGCTGTCCGACACAGTGGCGTACCTCCAGAAACGCTACAAGGAGGACGACAAGTTCACATTGACTAAGGCCAAATTGCTTATGTTCATCGAAGAGCACGAGGTGAAATAATGGCTTTTACCAGACCAAAAGGCGAGCAACTTGAACTTCGTTCATCCAGAACGGGAGTTCACGTCCTCGACACCTACCTCGAAGCGTGCGAAAAGGGTGACATCACGCTGCCCGCACTGCTCGACAAGATTTTTGACGCCACCGGATCGCTCAACCCAACCACTCTTCAATTTAGGGTAAACGAGACAACCGGATACGTCCAAAGTCGCTTCGGCACATTCACCGATCCCAACGCAGGGTGGATCAACACCAACCAATATTTCTTCCGCCAGAAGGGGCCATACGCCTCCGGCGAGTCCTACAATCGTCTCGACATGGTCGAGGACGACGACAAGGTATGGGTTTGTCTATATTCTCATACAGGGGGCGCGGTTCTCGATCAAACGAAATGGTCAATGATCTTCGACGGCAATGCGTTGCTATCAGAAGTTCAACTATTCCGGGCGCAGTCAGAGCCTCGTTTGGATTTGCTTGAGGAATATGCCTTACTCGGAATTGACGTGCTTTAAGGAGAGCCAAAAATGTCAACAGCATCGCTTCGCGAACTCGTAGAAACCATCAAGACCCGTGGCACGTCTCTAGCCGCCGCCACTGGCGCATCGTCCGCAACTCCGCGAGACCTTGTTTATCTGTCCACGGCAGTCGAGCGCCTCATGGGCGCAGACGCTCTTTTGGAGTTGATTGATACAGCCGCACGTCCTGCGGAAATCATCATGCAACCCGCTCCCGGTACGGCAGCCATCACGCTGTCAACCGACCAAGTCCAAAAAGAAGTCATTGTCGTAAAGCCACAAGCAGGCACTTTCACTGCCAGCAACGTGAGCGTCACTGCCCCCAACACCGGGTGGTCAAGCGTTATCGACAACCGACTCACCATCCCCATCCGAATCAAGACCTCAACTCAAAACGACTATGTGCAGATCAACGCAGGCCAGCGCGGCTGGGTCTACTGCGATGGCGCTGAAGTTGAGTTTGTGGTCGACATTGCCGCTATCACGGCTGCACTGACAACCCCCATGACCACCAACGGCGACATGGTCGTCTTCGCTGGTGGTGCTCAGGCTCGCCTTGGCGCTGGCGCAGAAGGCTCGCAACTGACCATCAAGAGCGGCGCTCCGTCTTGGCAGTTCTCCGGCGCAAAACCGCACACCCGCATCAAGGCGCTCAACAACAACTACGTCGGCATGAACCCCGACCTTTCCGTCAACAAAGGCGGCAAGTACACCCAACCCGACGGCAGCCAAGCGGCTACCCCGGTCACCATCTCCACAGTCCCAACTAACCGCCTCGGCAACTACATCGAAGACGCCACAACTTTCCCTGTTGCAGCCAACGCAGGCACTTGGGACGTTGCACAAGAACCCGGCTACGCATATCGCGGCGGCTCGGTCGTAGCATTTGATGGCGGCTTCTGGACTTGGGGTTCTCCATCCAACGGTCGTAACGGTGACATTTCCGGCACTGCTCGCATACCGTACCGCCCCTCCCTCTACAACTACACGAACGAAGGCATTGAGTTCTCCGAAGACGAAATGTTTGACATCAAACAGGTCGTCTCAGCCTACGAGTACACCGCAGTCGTCACCACTGATGGCACGATTTACAGCACTGGCTATGGCGTTCAAGGCCAACAAGGCGATGGCGGAGTTTCCAATCGTGCCTTCTTCCGCAAGGTTGACTTTCCTATTGACGCTGGCCCCGTGCGCTATTTGCACGTTCAGTTCCATGGTGCAAGCTCATTGTCTGTCTACGCCTTGATGGAAGACGGAGATGTCTACTCTTGGGGCTACAACAACTATGGTCAGCTTGGTCACGGCGACACAAACAACCGCCTTACTCCAACCAAGATCACGGTCTTCAACCAAAACGTCCGCTGCGTTCGCACCGGCGGCTACCACGTTGCTTTCATCACCAACGACAATCAGCTTTACCTCTGTGGCCTGAACACTTCTGGTCAGTGCGGCAACGGTACGGTAACCAACCTCTCTACACCGACTCTCTGCAACATTGGCGGCGCTGTCGTGAAGGTTGCCATCTGCGGCGACTCATCCAACGCAAACGGTTGGACTCTTGCTCTCCGCGCCGATGGTCGTCTCTACTCATTTGGCTACAACGGCTACGGTCAGTTGGGTGACAACTCAGCGACCTCTCGTTCCACCCCGACGCAAGTCAACGTCATTGGCGTAGATACCAACAAGCGCGTCATCGACTGCTGGTGCGGCGGTGGCGTTTACGGTTCGTCTGCCGCCCTGTGCGAAGACGGCACGTTCTACACATGGGGCCGGAACAACGTCGGCTTGCTCGGCCTTGGCGATACCACCGACCGCGCAGTCCCTGTGCTGAACCAAAAGGTTCAATGGGTGTCTGACGTTCAGTGGGCGGGCCAAACAACCAGCACCACCTACTACTACAACAACATTGTCGTATTGGCGCATGCCAACAAAAACGACCGCATCAACCGCCGCAATGGCGCTGCGTTTACCGCAGGACATCAACAACCAACGCTTGCTCGACCCAACAGCGCGTCCCCGCAAACTCAGTATGGTCGAGTTGGTTTCACCAATCGCTCCGGCAATCATATTCGCCACATCTCGGTTCAAGGCTTCCACTCCGGCTCTACGCTTGAAAACGCATGGATGGCGCTGGATGAAGATGGCGTGGTTCACTGGTGCGGCTACGACTCAGGCAACTACATGTCTGGTCGCCCTGATGGCGCTAACACATACTCGCCAATGCAGATCATCGTCTAAGGAGAAAACAAATGGCAATCTACGGATACAAATCCCCTGACGGAAAGACACACTGCAATGTCGCCGAAGGCTTCGTCTCTCTTGGTATGAATGGCGTCAATGGGAAGTGCTACTTCTTCATTGACACCAACGTGACCATCCCCGATCAGCCCGCTGAAATCGGTTGGTCTGTCATCACTGACGAAGAGGAACTCGACTCAGTAGCCAAATACTGCCCAGCGTTTTTCCGTGATCGCGAAGCGACCAAGGCAGAAGTCGGCTTGGCATAAGGAGAGCCTAGATGGCTGACGGCTACAACATCTTCGCAGGAGTGCCGTCGTCTCAAACAGAGCGCCGGGAGGAAGGTTACACCTGCCTTCGGCGCTTGTGTTTTATTCGACCCGCCAAACCAGACACCGACAATGGAGTTGCGCTTCCAAACTTCAGCGGCAACTCATGTTGGTTCCAGCAAAACGCAAAACACTTCGATGGCTGGCGGATCAACTACACCCCCGTTGCAGAAGACAGCCTGATTCGCGTCATGTGCTCTGGCTACATTTACCGCGACACGACATACCAGCGCTACTCAATCGACTGCGAGGTTGATGGTCGAGGCATCAACACCTACTACAAGACCGCCTACGCGATGGACTCAGTTGACGAATGGACGTGGGATATGCCGTCTTGGGGCAAAGGGATGACGAAACCCGTCTCGATTCGCGCTGCAAGCTGGGATGGAAATACGGTCAACCTTCACCCGGGTGACAACTACGCTGCCTTCACTGGCGCTCGCATTGATGCGTACTTGCGTCGCTTCACGATTGAAGAGTGGGAAAACACTGAACCCGGGAAACCAGCCGTTATGCGCTGGGATGAAAAGAACTTGGATTTCTGACCATGTTTGCACAGAACTCGATTCACGCATCGCACGACTCCCCACTCCTTCAAGAGCGGCAAGTCGGAAACTTGCTGCGTCGAGTTTCTTTGTTCATGAGCACGCCAAAGCCGCGCCTTGCCACCATCAGTAATGACTACGACAGGCCGGATGCTCCGGGCGCATCGCTCCCTGACGGCATGTACATGAACTACACACCCGTCTCAGACAACAGCATCATCAGAGTCCGCGTTGGCTGCTACCTGTATCGTGGCGGTTCTGCCTCAGATGGAGTGTCCGTCAGAAACGACTACATGATGTTCCGCTACATGTGGCAGTTTGGAGAGGAAGCCTACGGCTGGGAGTTCCATCGAGAATACGACTCAGACGGATACCGAGTATTCAAAACTGAGGTTCCGTCTTGGGGCAAAGGAAGACGGCGTCCAGTGCGCTGGCGCGTCGTAAACTACCATCCAAACGGCTACTTCAGAACCAACATCTACTTGCTCGACGATCAAGCCGGTTCACCAAGCTGGATCAAACGCTTTGATGGTGGCGATACATTGGCTATCATGCCTCAAATCTGCGTAGAGGAATACGCAACAACTGAACCTTTTGAGACTCCCGTCATTCTCTGGGACGCCAACAATGTGGACTATTAACATGGAATTGGATGAACAAAAACTTCAGACCCTCCTCAAAGAAGCCGCACGCGAAGGCGCACAACAAGCTCTCAGAGAGGTCGGACTTCACGACGACAATGCTGGCAAAGACATTGCGGACTTGCGCGACCTTATTGATGGATGGCGCGACGTCAGGAAAACCATGCTTGCAACATTCGTCAAGTGGATCACGCTTGGCATTCTCAGCGTGATCGCTCTAGGGGTATACACCAAATGGGGCAAATGAAACCGAAGGACGCGCTGAAAGCCGTCCAAGAACTCGAAGCAAGCGCAGGCTGGGCCTACGCAAAGCAGGCAATGCAAGACGACATCTTGCGTGCTGCTTACAACATTGCCGAGTCCCCCAACATGACGCTAGAAGAAATCAATTTTCGGAGGGGAGCCATGTGGGCTGCTCGCCGATTGCTCGAACTGCCAATGGCCTTGAGACTTCGTCTTGAGAACGACGTGCTGATGGAAGCAGCAATGTCGAAAGAACCAACTGGCAGCACCATAGAACCGCCCGCTACGGCTGGCATGTAACGTCCGCTACGGCTGACAAGGAGAAAAAAATGGCAGGTATTGACCAACAGCAAGACCAAACTTTCATCGACAGCGTCGTCAATGAAACGCTTGGCACAGCACAACAGGGTATGCAACAAGCGCAGCAGCAGGCCGCTCAAGCGCAGCAGCAAGCGATGAACACGCCCGGTGCAGACCCAAAGAACCCACAAGAAAAACCGACCGCTATGGAAAAAGCGGCTGCGACTGCGTCACCTCAAACTGAGGGCGACAAGTCCAACATGGATGCGATGACCTTCATCGACGTTGACTTTGGAGACGGACAAATGCGTCGTCTCTCACCCAACCAGATCAAGGACACCTTCCAGCGCTACCGCGATCTCAACTATCGCCATCAAACGCAAGTGGCTCCCAACCAGCAACTGCTGGAAATGGCTACTCAGATTCAGGAGGCGGCTGCCGCCCAAGGCTACCAAGTCGGCCCAGCCGAGGTGGTTCAGCTTGTGCAGACCGCCCTGAACGCCATGGTGCACAACGCCCAGATGGGCGGGCAGCCCACTCAGCCAACGCAAGTTGGCCTCCCAGTGCCGCATGACATGGAAATGGCTATGCAGCAATGGGAGCAAGAAAACGCAATCTCTCTGCCTCCGGCCTACCGTCAAGCAGCGGCTCAAATGACCGCCCTGCAAAACGACAACGCCCAACTGAAGCAGATGATGATGCAGATTCTTCAGCAGGCTCAAGGCGTACAAGGCCAAGTTCAGCAGCAAGTTGTTGATGCCCACCAAGCGCAAGTTCAGAACATGCGCTCAATGGCAGCCAATAACCTGAACAGCGCCCAACAGAGGTATCAGCTTCCCGACGAGGCCGAAAACGACTTCTTTACCTACGCCTTTGAACGTGGCTACACCATCGAGGACTTTGTTGACCCTCGTCTCACCGACAAGGTTGTGTCCGATTTTCGGAACAACATGAACTCTGGTGAGATGGAACGCTTGCGCTTGATGGCCCAGCGTCGGACAGCTTTCACTGGCAACGTCGGCACGCAGCCGACAGCCAATGGTCGCGCCCCCGCCGCAGACGCCAACCAAGCATTCATTGACACCGTCACCCAAGACATCATGAAGAAACGAAACATGGTGTAACAGGGACGACGGATTCACGTTTATGGTAAAAAATTGTCTCATGTCCCACAGACGCTACGGCCTCAAATGCGGGACATGAGAAAAGACGAGACGAGACCAAAATGCTGCACGCTAATCTGGTTGGAGTTGAGTCGAAAGACTGGAAACACGCAAACCAACGCCATCAACTTTTCAAGGAGTAATAAACATGGCTGCTATCACCGGACTGCGTGGGACGGGTCAGTTTTCGGCTGACTTCCGACCCACTAACTATCGCGAACTGTTCACTCTCTTGGAGCCGAACGGTACTGCACCCCTGCAAGCTCTGCTTGCAATGGCTGGCTCGGAATCTACCGATGACCCCAAGTTCAACCACTTCCGCGACGAACTGCCTAACCGCGTTCTGAAGGTCAACGACGCTGCTGGCTACAACTCCAGCGCCACGACCATCACCGTGGACAACAGCGACGACGAAGGCTTCGTGGTTGCTGGCACTCTGATCTACAACACCAAGACTGGTGAATTGATGCGTGCAAGTGCTGACGCTAACACTGGTGCTAACACCATCACTGTTGAGCGCAACATTGGCGGCACTTCCTTCACCATCGCTGACAACGACGACCTCGTCATTGCTGGCTTTGCAGATCAGGAAGGTGGCACTAGCCCCACCCCCGTGTCGTTCGACCCCACCACTGACTACAACTACACCCAGATTTTCAAGACTGCGGTGCAGGTCAGCGGTACTTTGAAGAACACCTACTTGCGCACCGGCGACAAGGAGCAAGAGCAACTGACTAAGGCGCTCAAGCTGCACATGTCCGACATCGAACGCGCAATGTTCTTCGGTCGTCGTCACGAGAAGAACGGCAGCACCGCAACTCCCACCCGCTTCACTGGCGGCCTGTTGAGCCAAATCACCAACGTCTATGACGCTGCTTCTGGCTTCGCAACTGCCAACAAGATCACGGAGAAAGAGTTCGACCGCTTGTTGATCGAGAACCTGTTCGCTTATGGCTCCACCGAGAAAGTTGCCTTCTGCGGCTCTCGCGTCATCTCCAACATGATGGAGATCGGCAAGAACCGTTGGCAGCCCACCCAAGTGGACAACGCCTACGGTGTCTCGTTCACACGCTACACCACCTTCGCAGGCGACCTGCTCGTGTACATGCACCCCATGTTCCGTCAAATCCCCAACATGGAACAAACCATGGTGGTTCTGGACATGCCCAACCTGAAGTATCGCTACCTCCAAGGTCGCGACACTCAACTGTTGCGCGAAATCCAGAACAACGACTTCGACGGTATGAAGCACATGTACATGACTGAGTGCGGTCTGGAGATGCTCCAAGCCAAGCCTCACGCCATCGTGAAGAACTGGTCTGCCGTAAGCTGATCGGACGACAGCCTCGGTAGTTCTAGGCAACAATGGGCCGAGGAGGTATCCCACCCCCTCGGCCCTTTTTACTAAAAGGAGACTTAAATGTCTGACAACGAAAACGCACCCCAAGCAGAAGATTCTGTTGAGACGACAGACCGCAATGAGCTTCGCAAACGCGCAGCCAAAAAAGCCGAGACGAAAGACGCCCGTGACGCAGCAGCAACCGTGATGGCAGCCGCAAAAGACCCGTCCAAGTACGTCTACTACGTCAGCGCCAAGCCGGAGAAGATCACCTTCGACATCAAGGTGGCTGGCACTGACTACTCACCAGCATGGGACAAAGACAAAAAGCACTTGTGCTGGCGTATTCCCACCGAAGTTTCTGACCGTTTCGAGATGCACTCTCACTTTGTGAGTGGTCGCATCATCAAAGCGAAGGAGTAATCCATCATGGCCCATGACCCAACCGCGTACAAAGACATGTTCAAGCCAACGCAAGAGCCTACGCACATTGATGTTCATGGGCGCGTGACCGCTGGCGCTTCAGACCCTCGTGCAGTCATCAACAAAGCAAAGCTCAATGAGGCTGATGCTGCGTGGCATGACTTGTACGACGCAAAGGAGCAGCGCAATAGATACTCCGCAAGCTCTCCTCACATTGCAGAGCCATACTCTCCGCTCGAAATCCTCGTCTTCCAAGCCCTGCGCCGTTATGGCGACATGCACCCCGGAACTGTGGATGGTGAAGTCATGATGATGTTCACCGAGTTTGGCAATCTTGTGATCGAAGACTTACGCGCTCACCCATATTGGGAGGGCGTTGACATTGACTACTACACTCACCCATCTGAGATCAGGCCAATCCCCGACCCAATCATGGTCACCGGCCTTCTCTACCACTACTCCATTCAGCAGCAGTCCAATAAAGTTGAGGCATACGGCCCAATGTACTTCAAGGGCATGAACAGGATTTTGTTCAACCGCAAGTACGGGAATGGAAAAATTGAACTCTCGCCAGTGGATAGAGGCGCTGGCAATGAACCATCTGGGTCTGTCTCATACGACGCTAGAAGGAACAGCTAATGTCAACGATCTACGCGCCATCTGGAGTCAAGGTCAAGGTATATCCCTACGAGGATTACCAAGGCATTGACTCGTCTCGCGACAAAGGCGCTTTGGATACTGGTCAGAAGCAGCACATGCTTTCGATCCTCAATGGCTTCGCCGATTGGCGAGGCGCTCTCGTTCGTGACCCGGGCGCAAGCCAGCGTACAGAAGGCAACCGACTCATCAAACACGTCACGTTCTTCGGTCGCAACCTATTGGCTTGGGCGCAGAAGGATGGTGGCGGCGTAAGCCTCGTCTCAGAAAAAGGGCACAAGGCCAACGAGGTGTACCCGAGAAACGCAGTTGTTACGACAGCTATGTTCAACAACCAGTTGATGTTTTTCTCCCGTGACTACCCGATGTATCACTACGACGGTAGCATCTTCGAGAAGATCAAGACAAAGAACAATGCTCGCCCAGCATACGGCGTCGCTATTCAGCGCCGTCTTGCAATCGCTGGTGCTCCAGACAAACGCACCATCATCGACATCAGCCGAGTCGACAACGAAGATGTCTTCACCGAAGACGAAGACGCACGCTCCACCGACGTAACCAAGGCTGCCAAGATTGACGTTGCAAACATCATTGGAACCGCTGACGAAATTCGCGGCCTTGGCGTGTTTGAAAACAACCGTCTTGCCGTGTTCACGAATGACCAGACTCTGGTCTACCAGTTGCACCCAGACTACACACAGTGGGCCATTGACGACAAAGCTAACGTCAAGGTTGGAACCATCAGCCACAACTCCATCGTCACCGCCGGATCAGACTTGATGTTCTGCTCTCGCGATGGCGTTCACTCATTGCGTCGCTCTGACACAAACGGTATCACGATCTTCTCGATCCCAATGTCGAACAAGATCGACTCGCTTTACCGAAGCATGGTCAAGATGGTTCAAGACCCAGAGCAAATCTCTGCCTACTTCGATCAAGACGAGGGCCAGTATCACGTCTTCTTCCCCATCTCAGACCTCATCTGCAAGCGGCTTACCCTCACTCTAAACCCGATGCAGGGCGGCGAATCAAAGTGGTCTACCGGAGACTTCCTAAACGCCATGTGTGGTCGCCAACTTGGCGGAGTGACTGTTTTTGGCACTCCGGGTGGTGTGTGGGAGCGCAAATACATTGAAGACGAGACGGCTGACTTCAGCCCGGAAATGATCGTCACTACACCAATTTTGTGGCAGGGTGCGTTGAACGACATCAAAGAGTCGTTCTCCTTCATCTTGCAGGCAACGGGCAAAGGCGAACTTCAGGTAGAGGCTTTTGACGAGCGTGGTCGCTATTTGACTTCGATGCAGTTCCTGATCGAAGACGGCGGCGCGGACGACAAATTCCCCGATGTTCCGCTATCACGTCAGTATGAACGGAAGTTTGAGCACCGCTATCGCGGTGTACAGTTCCGGTTCACTACCCGTGGTAAGGGGCTGCTGAAAATCATTGGCTTTGCCGTCACGGTAAGAACTTCTTGAAGGACTTAAAAAATGGCTCGACTACGACAGCAACACCCTCAGAACTACGTCAACTCAGGCAACATCCACACGGATTTTGAGAACGTAATTCGATACCTCAACACGGCAGAGCTTGGCAACAAGACGGTCGCCGAGCTTCTTTCTATCCTCTTCAACGAGGCCGGTGAGTTCCGTGGCCCTATCGAGTTCCGCGTCGACACCGTCTCTGGGCTGCAATACCGAGTCGGTCAGTACGCAAGCTCTGAGTCTGGCTGGATCACGCTCTACGACATTGCGTCGCTTCGCGGCCCATCCGGCTCGTCTGTCGGTAACGTGGAAGGCCCGTTCTTCTACAACCGTCAAGACAAGCTCATCACCACTGGCGTAGCAAGCGCTGCCGTTGGCACTGCTGGTTCTGGCTACACAACCGCACCAACTGTTTCGTTCTCTGCTCCGCAAGACGGCAATGGTACGCGACCAGTAGCCGTGGCGACGATCAACGGTTCTGGTGCTGTGACAGGAATCGCGATTACCAGCCAAGGTTCCGGCTATACGCAGGCTCCTACCATCACAATTCAGGCTCCTCAGACAGCGGGCGGTGTTCAGGCAACAGCTACTGCTACGCTCGCCGCACTGACCTCTGCGGCTGCGACGGTGTCGTATTCGTTTGACCCAGCCGTCTCAAATATTGTGGTGTATCAAAACGGCTTGCTTTTGGTTGGCGCAACCAACACTGGCATTCCTTCGCAGTTCACATACAACACATCGGCGAACACAGTTACACTCGCCAATGGTGTTGTGCTTGGAGACAAGATCACGATTTATTCGATCCGGTCACAAGCTGTTACGAACTTCCGCCGTCAAGACACCGACGTGCAAGGTTCTACGACTGTCATTCCATTTGTCCACACCGAAGATGAAAAAATCTTGGTATGGCGAAACGGTGTTCTTCAAGAAGAAGGCGGTGCTGCCGACTATTTGGCGTCCGCCGCAGCAGACACTATCACGTTCCTCGATCCTGCTGGCCTGACAACTGGCGACAAGATCACCGTGTTGACCGTTGAGAACACATCACTCAAGACGGTAGCTGGTCTCATGTTCGAGGACAACTACACGAACGATCAAGGCTACATCTTATGGAACAAGTTAGCAGTTGCCGCTAACGAGATTCCACAAAGCAAGGTTGCTTCCCTCGCAACAACGCTTGCTGCAAAGGCCAACATGACCATTGCATCGAGCACTCCGCAGGGTGCAGCAACGTCGGACTTATGGCTCGACACTTCTAAGACGCCCGTTGTTTTGAAGTTCTACGACGGCACTCAGTGGCTGCAAACCTCGCCCGACTCGTCTCTGCCCACGTTCTTGCAATCAAACGCTGGTCAGTACGTTCGCGTGAACGGCACTGGTACTGCGCTCGAATACGGCAACATCGACTTCTCAGCCGTTGTTCCCAAGACCTACATGGGCGCTGCGAACGGTGTTGCTACGCTCGGCTCTGGCGGCAAGATGCCTGTCAACCAGTTGCCAGACACCTTCGCCACCTACACGCTCGACTTCTTCTCTCCTCACGAAGACAGCGCAGCCACTGTGACCAACAAGACCTACTTCCTTGGCGTGGTCTACAAGCAAAAAATCCGCATTGACGGCATCACAGCGAAGCTCGTCTCAGGAACTTGCACGATTCAGTTGGCGGTCGATGGTTCAACCATTGGCACGACTTTCGCCGTAACGAACTCTCGCTTGTCTCAAGACATGCCAACGGTTCTGGAAGTAGACGGAACGTCGTCTGGTCGCCGTCTGGAATTGGTCGTCACTTCTGCCACCAGCGCAAACACCTTGGAGGTGGGCGTCTCAGTGGCAACACTGAACATCTAAGGAGTGTTGAATGGCATACCTACCTGACATCCCCGGACAAAAGGAGATCGCGTCCTTCCCTTGGCACGCCGTCAAGGGTGACATCATTCCATCCAAAACTCAGCCCGGTGACTTGGTCATCCCAAGGCAAGTCATGGAGCAGAACCCCGACATCGCCAACTTGGCGAAAGTCGCGATTCTTCAGAGCGGCGGCCTGCCAAGCAACTACATTGCGGGCGACCCGAACGGCATGTACAACCCCTACACGGGCGAACAGAACTTTGGCTTCTGGAGCAGCCTTGTGCGCATTGCCGCGCCCATTGTCGGCTTTGCTCTGGGTGGCCCAGCCGGTGCTGCCGCAGCTTCCGCCGCAGCAACCAAAGCAACTGGCGGTTCGTGGGAAGAAGCGGCGCTTTCTGCTGGCGTGTCCTACATTGGCGCATCCATGAGCACTCCATCGACTGGTGGCACAAGCTCTGCTGCTGGCGCTGTGGCAGACACGTCGACAGCCGCAGGTGCTCTCGCAGCCGGTTCTTCATCCGCCACAAACACTGTCGCAACAGAAGCCACCAAAACTCTTGCGCAGCAAAGCGTTGGGCAGGGTCTTGCAGACGCAGCCGCCAAGGAAGGCTTGACCGCCACTCTTGCCAAGGGCGCAACCAATGTCATCAACTGGCTCCCAGATGCTGCCGTCAAAAACGTCATGGCAACAAACATCGGTCAGCTAGGAAGTGTTGCTCTCAATACACAACTTGCTGGCGGCATTGCAGCTTACTCGGGAATGCTGGGTGCAGAAGAGGCAGCCAAGCAGTACGAGGCCGCCATGAAAAATCAGGTGACATTGCCGGGTTCCGCCACTGCAAAACAGATGCCGACTGCTACACAAATGAGCTTCCTGCCTTTCTCGGAAGCCATCAACAGCACATCCGCAGGTGGCGTCATGGGTGGTGCTGCGCCATACGCGAGCGGAGCCAGTATCACGGGTATACCCGGTGTGAACATGCTCAACGAGGTCAAGAACCGGGACACCGGCGCAATCTCGTACAACAGCGCACCCTATGATTCAGGCTCATTTGCAAAC